ACCAACTGAGCTAAGGGTCCATTTAGTGATTCCGACAGGATTCGAACCTGTGACCTACAGCTTAGAAGGCTGTTGCTCTATCCAGCTGAGCTACGAAACCATTTGCTCCCCGAGCTGGACTCGAACCAGCGACCTAATGATTAACAGTCATTTGCTCTAACCTACTGAGCTATCGAGGAATTCTGTCTTCAGCGGCGTTACCCCCGATAGATTCGAACTCCAATTAACTGGACCAAAACCAGTTGTCCTGCCGTTAGACGAGAGGGTAATATTTGCTAGGTCACCACCTCCACCTAGCATGAGGAGATTTAACGTGATTTCTTTCTTGCACTAGAAGAACAGGCCTCCTTTGTTCACGAACCCGAATTGGTATTAAGGTGCGGAAGATGTAGGATTCGAACCTACGGAACCTTTTAAAGTTCAACAGTTTTCAAGACTGCCGCGATCGACCACTCTGCCAATCTTCCGTATAGTGGAGCGTCACTTATTTCTAAGTTATCCACTTCGGTTACGTTATCTTGCGATAAGAGGCTTTACCGAGCCCAAGGTAGTCAGGACAGGATTCGAACCTGTATTTGCAGACCCTTTCGAGCCCGTGGTTACCATTCCGCCACCTGACTAAAAAACCCTAGCAGTTTCTGTTGATCAGGCAGGCTTACTAGGGGTTGTTACTGGTTATACCCGAAAGCTTTCCCAGTAACTCGAAGACCATCGGGCAGATCTTACGGGATGCTGGATGGTACATTGCCTACAGATACTATCTATAGGGGTGGTTGCGGACGACAGACTCGAACTGCCAATTTAAGGTTATGAGCCTTATGTGTTACCATTACACTAATCCACAATATTTGAGCCACCTGTAGAAATCGAATCCACAACCTACTGAGTACAAATCAGTTGCTCTACCAGTTGAGCTAAGGTGGCTTGTAAAAGAACTATTACTTCTTTAACTCTACGATTTCTGTATGAAGTGAATCAGCGTGAGCATTAGCACTCTCAATAAGAGAATCAATATTCATAGAATCAGAACAAGTTGAGTCAGCACATTTCAAAGTGTCAACATTAGAAGTAGAGGTTTCGTTTGAGCAAGAAGCCAAAGTAACCAAGGCAGCGATAAATAATACTTTTTTCATTTGATATAAATATATAGTTTTTTAATTTTATTTGTTTTTACCCGTATATGTTTCTGTTTGTGAGTGACAGTTTGGACATAAGAATCTTAAATTTTCAATTCTATGATCCCAACTCTTCCCATTTATGTGGTCTAAATGAAGAGATATTGGTTTATTATTCCATTCATTTAACCCACAATTACAACATACATATGATAACAAGTTCTCTTTTAGAATCCTATTTTTAATACCTCTTCTAGATTGTATTTCTGAAATATCCTTTTTATCAGGAATAGGTTTCGATTTTGTTCTCCAACCTTTTTCAGGATTATACAATCCTTCTTTTTGAGCTCTTGTTTTAAATGTATTAAAATGCCATCCTAACTTTGAACAAGCTTCTTGCATTGAATCTGATGATTCAATTGCTTCTTTAAGTTTATCTACATCGTAATTCATTTAGTACTGTAGGTGAGACTCGAACTCACACAACCCTGCGGGTTACTGCCTCTTAAGGGCAGCGCGTCTACCATTCCGCCACTACAGCATTTTTTTATTCTTATCTTATGACCATATTATAAAAAAAGGTTTGGTAAAAACCAAACCTTCTTTAAAGACTTTATCCTATTTCATCGTCTAGGTGGTCTGGTATTCCGTCTCCATCTACATCCGAGATTTCTTTATAACCAAAAGCAGCCATAAATTTAGCTACACGGTTTTTTAAGTCTCCATCTGTGTCTTCAAACCAATCTTCTTTTAATTGGTCGTGGTCTAAAATGTGAGTCAAAGCATTATACATTTTTTCTACATCATCAACTAAGTAAATATCTGGTGTATGAAAATCTAAACTAAAAGCATAATCATCTATTTGGGGAATAGTTAATAAAGAATCTGTTTTACCAATTTTCTTTTCAGTTGGAATGTCTTTTCCAAATTTATGAAAGTATTCTCCAACATAAATGTATCCTTGTCCGGGTTGTAATTGAAATTCACTCATGTTATTTTAATAAATATTTTGTATAATCACTTTGTGTAGGCACAATATTTGGAAAATAGTATAATTCCTTTTTGTTACCAATCCAAATAGTTTTATAAAAACCATCTGGTACTGTAGCTCCTGAAGGTAATACTTGTGAACGAGAAGAATAAACCATTCTAATTTCAACTTTAATAGTTGCTGCTTTAGCTAAATCTCTTTCGTGTGCTTCTAATATTCTCCAAACACCTCTATTCAATCGTTCATGTTGTAAAACACAATTTACATATGAAAATGTTTTAAATAACATTTCTTTAGTACAATTGAAATCGGCAGCAGGTGCGCAATGTCCTTTATCCCAAACGTTATTTATATAATCATTGTTATCTGATGTAATAATACCCGGAACCGTGTAAAAATCCATACCTGTGCGAGGTGCTGTACCTGTTGGACATTGAACTGTGTACCACACCCGTTTTGGTTGTTGTAATACTTCTGAGTAAACGGCTTCGTAAACATCTGTTTTTACATAAACAGAATCACGTTGAGCTAATAAAGATAAAGGAAGTAAAAATAATCCTAATAATAATTTTTTCATTTTAATAAATTATAATATTCGTTAAAATGTTTAATACGATCAGGTAAACCAATAGTTCCACCATTTACTCTTTTTGTAACAGCAGTTACAGTTCCTTGATCAGCTCCTTTATCACAAATAGCCCACAAACCATTCTTATTAAAGAACCAAGCAGCAGACATTAAAGGATACTTTGTAGCAACCAAATCAGGATTAGCTAAAATATCTTCAGGAACAAACTTATCAAAAGCCGAGTAATTATCTTTTCCAGTTAACTGGATATAACCACGGCCTCTAAATTTATATCCATCTTGAGTAGGTTCAGCACCATTACCCATTCTACCTCCGTAAACACGAGAGGCAATAGCAATAGGTTTACGAGCATATTGTTCTGCTAATTGTAAAGTAGGAAAGTATTTTTTAAAAATACCCATTAAACCCTTAGAAGAATAATTTAAATTTTCTGAAGTTGCTCTCCAACCTCCTGATTCATGACCACATTGAGCTAAGAAATGAGCTAATCTTAAAGGATTAGTAATATTAAATTTAGCTGCTGTGTCAGGAATTTGTGCAAGCACCGCGTCTGGAATGTGTCCTTTTAATGCACCTAACTTGAATGAGCTAGCAGGAATTGTTGCGCTCACCTGAGTTGGGGCAGCAGGAGTTGGTGTACTCACCTGAGTTGGAGGAAATAATTTATTCCAAGTTCCATCACCTACAATTCCATCTGCTGTTAAACCGTTAGTTGATTGGAATTTTTTAACTGCTTCTTCAGTTTTAGGACCAAAAGTTCCAATTGCTTCTACTCCAAGTCTAACTTGAAGTTTTTTAACGTTTTCGTTGTTGTCGCCTCTTTTCAGTAACATATTAACCTAATTCTTCGTCTTTTTCTTCAGTTTTAGATCCTTTTCTAGCATTGATAAATTTATCAACACTTCCAATTCCGAAGCTACCTAAAACAATTACCATAAATCCATCAAAAATGAATTCATTGATTAATAGTTCTTTACCTAAGTAGCCTGTTACTAAATCAACAGCTAAGGCAATTACCATCATCATAAATGCAATGAAACCAACTACTGATTTTTCGTTGATTGTGTTGTTGTCGTCAAATAATTCTCTAAAAAATTTCATGTTATTCGTTGTTAATGTTGTGTTTGAGGGTCATAGCATCTTCTAAAGACTTTTGAAGTGCTTTCGAAAACGCTTTTTTGTTTAGTGGAACCTCATTATTTTCAACATTAAGGAAAGCAGCAAACACATATGTTTGTCTTTTTGCTATTCCTTTAAAACAACCAGTGCCTATGCACACTTGTGTCGTAACAATATAGTCTTTTTTTAGCCATTGAAGGCCTATGATATTAAGTATTCTTTGTGGACTAGAAATTTCATCTAAACTTACACTTACATCCATTCCGTTTGAGTCTAAACTATATCCTTGGTCAACTAAAATTTCTTCCAGTGTTTCTTTTATACCAAAAACAACCGGTCTGTCTCCTATTTTTTCAATAGGAGTACTGTTACTTACATTACTTACCTTAACTGAAATGGGAGGTTGAATTGATAACAATATAGAAGCTAAAACACTTAACATCAGTAATAAATATTAATAAGTTACAGAACCTGCATATCCTGGAGCAATGATATATAGATTTAATGTTCCACCTGATGTTAAAGTACCTGTTGTATGGTTAGTTACTCCTGGATAAGTTGCTCTAACGTTAGTAGTAGATGCTACAATAGCATTGTATTGAGATGTTGTAAAAATCCTAACATCAGGAGCTGTTCTCCACTTAGAAAAAATTCCTGCCTTCCTCGCAGCAACATAATACTTATCTGCAATTGAAATTACTCCATCGTCATTAACATCAAATCTATGAAACGATAAGCCATTCCTAACTACTTTTCCTAAAATAATATTTGATACTCCTTGAATGTCTGAAGTTGTGTAAGCTTGAATTCTTGTTGGAGCATCTATTTGAATTGTAAATTGATCTCCAGCAACAGTGGTTCTTGAGAAAGAATAGTAACCTGATGAGTTGGTATTAACTGTAGCATCTAAAGAAGTAGAAGAACTTGTTGTAGTTGATGTAGTATTTATTTCCCAACTCGTACTAGCAAAAGTACCTGCTGTAATAAATGAACTAGCCATCCAGGCACTGCCTGTTGATATACCCATCACCTCTTGGTTTGAACCGTCGGCAGTAAATGTTCTCCAGACTACTATTTGTTTTGAGGCTTGGTTTTTAATAAAATATAAATCCCAAACATAGTTAATTCCAGTCTGATTGTATTTGCAGTTACCCTCGTATCTAACTCTAAACACATCTCCGTAAGTTCCGTCTGTGTAACTTTCAGTTGAAACAAAAGAAACGTTGTTATCTGTAGAACCATTATCTACTGATCCAATATGAATAGTAGGTTGATTAGGATTAGTAGCATTTCCGTTATATCCTGAACTAGAACTTGTACCAAAAGTAAACCATGAGTTAGCATTTACGTGACCTGAAGAATAGCTGGTGCCTGCATAAGAAGGACTAAACCCAGAAGGGAATGTAATAGCAACAGATGCTTCGTCTGAATTAGCTGTTGAGAATAATACAGAAGTTCCTCTTCCTCTATCTGAGGGAATGCCAGATGTTATTTTAGTTAATGTTCCTGATTTAGTAGTAGCTCCAGCTGCACTTTTATAAAGTTTAACAGGGACATTACTAGCACCAGATCCGTTTGCATTATAAAGGTATCCTGAGTAGGTGAATTGGCCTAGTAATGAATTTGTTAATAATAAAAATACAAGTAATAATCTCATAACAGTAATTTGGCTCCCATTAATATTTGATAGTTAAGTACACTCTGAGTAGCAATATAAGTACCACCGCCGGTTAATCCAACTCCAAATGTTTTAGTCAGTTTATAATTAAAGTTAAAGAAGGGAATAACGATTGGCTTTGATTCAAATAAAGACTCTGTGTAGTACTTAGTATAAGGTGAATACACACAGGCAGCAATGATAGTAGCATCTAAAGCTTTTGCTAACTTACCTTTATACATAAACCCTCCAATTGCTAAAGTTGAAATCATTTCTTCTCCGTAAAGATTTCCATAAGTTCCAGCTCCTCCATAAAGTGCTGTAAAGTTCTTAACTGAGTTTACTCTTACAAATAAAGCTGTATTAGACCAAGATTTAGGTAAAATACCAAAAGCATCTGAAACGACGTTAATGTGTTTGTTACCTTTCTTATTTATTCCAATCCAAGATCTCATTACTGAAAGGTTTCCAATTCGAGCATTAACCATGTAATCAGCTGAAAATCCTAATGAGGCTGTTCCATCTCCTTTTACTCGAGTAAATGACATAGTTCCTCTAGCATCTCTAGAACCATCGTCTGCTTTTTGTACTCCAACAATATCCCCGGTAACTAAGATTGCAGGCTTGGCAACCTCTGCTTTTGCCTTTGAGGTTGATTTAGCTGTTGAATTAGAAGACTCTTTTTGAGTTTCGGTTTTTTGTTCCTCTACTTGTTGTTCAGTTGATTTATCTTCTGTTTTTGGTTCTTCTGTTTTACCTTGCCCCGACCCTGAACCGGATCCGCTGCCATTGCCACTGCTACCAGAAGAGGAACCACTGTTACCACTAGAATTGCCACTGTTTGAATTATTACTTCCATCGGGGTTCTGGTTCGTATTCGACTGAGGATTTCCATCTTCTTGTTTATTATCTGAGGTACTAACCGATCCTGAACCCGTTGAAGTTGCTCCGCCTACATTTGTTCCCACTGACGTGAATGACCCGACGTTTGCAATAGCATTTAAATTCATTACACTATTAACAACATTCGAAGCCAAGTTAGTCGATGTGGTTGTTGTAGTTGTAGCTACAGCCCCTTGACATGGAGAGGTTGACTTGTATTTGTTATAAATATCATTCAACCATATGTCAAATGTACCATCTTGTAATTCTGTGTAGTTAAATGTTTTTACTTGTCCATAATAAACAATTACTATAGGACTAGACATGTCAGCTGTTATAAACTTACTTTCTTTAGTACAAGGATCTATGTAGGAATACATGAAGGACTGCCCGTTTAAAGACAGTCCTACCATAAATAAAAATAATAATATTTTAGTTTTTAAAGACACCGTTCCTAATTAAGCTTTCAATTACTTTAGTTGTAGCAGTCTCTAAAGACTTTCTAGTTGCTTTACCAACAGTACTCTGTGAAAACTTCATATCAAGACTTTTCAAAAACGATTCTCCTATTTTAGTTGATTCACCTTCACCTGAACCAATATAAACTTGGCCGGTCATGGCATCAACGAACCTAACTTGGAGACGTATGAAAGTAGTAACGACAACTTTGCTTTTACCTTTTTCCACGGTCTCATCTTCATCAACAGCAAAATCGGCCACAGTAACATAAACAAAGTAACGAGCAGCTTTAATCTTACCCTTTCCATCAATGGGCTCTTCAAATACTCCTTTTTTAGAGGCTTTAAATTGGGTAACCATCCGTTCTTTAATTTCGGATTTTTCTTCGGTAAATATAAATCTTCCTGTTTCATCTAAATAATCTAGTACTGATTCGGCAAAACCTAAACCAACATTTTTTTCTTGAAGGTCTGGGTATAAAGCAAGAACCTTAGTCATGTCAACATTGATTACTTGCACAGCATATTTTAGACTGTCTGTGTAATTAGACACTGTTGAAATGTCTTTAGTTTCAATAACATCCTGCTCGGTAGTAGTCTTCATAGAACCACAACCAGCTAATGTCATAACCACTAAGGTCATAAACTTATTGAACCATTTTTTTACCATGGATCTTCTTCTTTAGGTTCAGGTTTAGCAGCAGGAGCAGGAGTAGCAGCAGCTGGTTTTTCAATTACACGTTCTTTAATAACCGTGTTAGTACCACCGCTTGACTGTTTCTGTTGGTTAGTGTTGTTGTTTTGTAAGTTAATCACAACAGGTGCACCAGGTGCTGTCTGTTCTGTTTTAGCTTCTTCTTTAGGCTCTTCTCCACCGCCTAAGTGGGTTGCAAACCAGGCTCCGCCGGCTGTAACTGCTGTAGTGATAGCACCAATAATTGCTTTCTTGGTAGCTGACATTACGCTTTCTTCTTTTTCTTCTGACATGTTTATTCGTTATTTAAAGTGTTTGATATTGCTATTCCATCTTCTTCATCAACTTTTTGAACTAACATTTTATCTCGGTCTTCTGAATTAAACCAGTAATCAATTACTTTGTTTAAGTTACCTACGAAAGCACCTAATAAAATAAGTAACATTTCTTTCCAAGATTCAATAATTTCAATCTTAGCAAAAATAGCTACGTTAATTCCCAAAACAATAAAAAAGAATAATCCTAATACAATTGCTGTAATCTTCCAACGATTAACTTGCATTTGTTGTAACATGTAATAGAAACGATTTTTATCGTCTACTTTTACATAATCTGATTTGAATAAATTTCCTAATTTCATTTATTTATAATTATTTTAGAAGTTGAAATTTTAGTATCTGTTTTTACTGATAAAAAGTAAAAACCATCTTCAAGTTTAGTTAAATTAACAACATACTTATATTCACCAACAGGCATTTTAGTGTTGATAACTTCCATAACTTTTCTGCCTACTAAGTCACTAACTGCAACTTCTGTTTGAGATTCTTGATCTACTCTGAATTGAAGAGTAATTTCACCACTATTTGGATTAGGGAATACAATAAGATCTTCTAATTCGGTTAATTTAACAGGCTTATTAATTCTTCTTACTTCAATTACTCCCATTGCTGGAGTAATGTTCATGTCTCTTGCATCATTACCTCCAACAAACTTAGGTCCAGTCCATATTGCGGCACTTGACCATTCAGCTTGTGGTTTTTTCGCGATAAATTGCATTACTAAAATTTGTTCACCATCGTTGATTAACTGATTGCCTTTTAAGTCAGCTGCACCGAAAGCAACAACACCATTATCAGGGTTAGTATATGAAGTCCAGTTCATCATTTTTTCAGTCAAATCGATTTTCTTGAACTCAAGTAATGCTGTGTCGTATTTTAACTCTAATTGAACTGCCCCTAATTGTTTTCCGTTAGTAAGCATTTTAACAGGAACGTTAACTAAGTTACCTTCGTCAACTTTAACTTTAGGCATATTAACCTCAATAGTCTCAGTTACATTATCGTACTGAACTGTGTTGTCGATGATGTAGTTTTTAGCATTAACGGGGTTAATAATCTTAATAGGAGTCAAACGAGCCATTTTAAAGCCTGTATTATTTGCATCACCCTTAACTGCTACATAGTAAGTAATAGAATCTTTACCATCAATTGAGTAATTAAAGTTATTAATAGTAGCGTAAGTACCTGTTAAGTTAGTAGCTGATCCGTTGATTGCATTGTATTCGGCAACTGTGAAGAACATTACATCCTTCTTGCCATTAGGCCAAGCCGTGAATCTACCTGCCAATCTTCCATATACTGAATAAACGTCTGCAATACTAATTGAACCATCAGTGTTGTTTACATCCATTGTATAATAATCAAAGCCTGAAGGAGTGTATTGTGCTAAGATAGACTGGTTAATCTTTTGAGCGTCTGCAGTTGAAATAACAGATCCAGGAGTCATTGTATCTCCTTTAACCACCATTCTAACATCCCAGTAAGTAGTATCTAAGAATTTTCTAAATACAACATGACCTAATGAGTTAGTTGCTTTAGCTTCTACTTGAGTCCAAGATCCACCTGGTGCTTTCTTTTCTAAAGACACCCACAAGTTTTTAGCATCTGAACCAGTAACGTTCTTAAACTTAGCAGCAAAGCGTAATACTTTTTGATTGAAACGACCACCGTAAGAATAAACTACTAAAGTAGTATCGTTACCAAAGTTAGTAGCTGCTTTGTTTGCGAATGATTTAACACCTGCAACTTTCAAAGTCTTAATAGAATCTAAATTGTTCCATACCGAGCTTCCGGCATGAGTAAAAGTCAAATCAAAAGTAGCACCGTTTGAATAATTAAATGTTGAACTAGTTCCTGTGTAAACTAGAGTAACAGTTAAGAATCCTTGAGCATTACTATCCACATATTGAAGATATTGGTCAGTAGCAGAAATCTTTAATGAAGGAACAACTGCTGTAAATGCAGTGTTGTCATAAAATACTCTGTACTGCATACCAGTGATCTTTTCAGATGTAGAAGTATTGTAGAAGTGTAAAGGGGCAACAGTTTGCCCGGCAGTAGTAGTTGCTACTTGATAACCAGAATCAATTACCACCCAGTGCCCTGTTCCAGGTGATGTTGCTGACGATTGTGCTGATGCTTCGAAAATGGCTAAAGCCGTTAATAAGAATGCGATTATTTTTTTCATTTCTGTATGTTAATTAGTTGAGTTATTGCATGTTCTTTCAACCAAGGTTCAGGATTAGATAACTTGTTAATAAAATCAAGCTCATACCTGTAACACCATGCTTCCTCTTGTTCAGGAATTATAATGTACCCTTTTTGCAAAACATGTAAATGTAAACTCTCATGAACTAACACTACAGCGAGGTTGTTAATTGAATTTAACTGTACATCTTTAACAGAAATTAAGATTGTTCCTTTCTCTCCATACTTTCCTTCGTTAGAAGAAAATCCAGAAATCCAGAAATCTACTTTTTCACAAACACTGTCGATTAATTGATATTTTTCAATATCAGTTTTTTTAATCAACAATAATGCAGAGTCTACTTGTCTGTTCCATCCATCTCCTACTTTACTCACTTCAATTTGAGCGTAAGTAAAACAAGTTAGTGAAAAACTAACAAGTAAGACTAGCATTTTCATCAAGAATAAATATGTAATTTAATCTTTATTTTTGAGATTCTTGTAAATAACTACAAGATTAGCTATAATAGCAACACAAATAGAAATTATTGTAAGGGTTGTTACTGGGTTCATCATAGCTAAACCAGTTGCTCCTAAAGTAAAAGTATTACTTACTAAGGTGTCTTTATCCATGAGGATAAATATGAGATTCTATATTAGAACCCCATATTCATCTCAGGACTTTCTTCTCTTTTTTCGTCAAATACTACCGACTCACTAGTCAAAATAGTACTTGCTACAGAAAGAGCATTTTCAAGAGCTACTCTTGTTACTTTCACTGGATCTAACAATCCACTTTCATATGCGTCTACAATAACTCCTGTTTTAGCATTATACGTGTTGTTAGGTGATTCAATTAACTTTTCAATCATACTATCAGTTAAATTTAATCCAGCATTAGACAAGATTTTCTTAAAAGGAGAACTGATACTTGACTTAACAATATCTTCTCCTAAAGTAACTCCTTCTAATTCAGCAGCAATGTTATACAAAGGCCATCCACCACCTGGAATTACTCCTTCTGCAATAGCTGCTTTAGTAGCATACAAAGCATCTTCTACTCTGTCTCTTTTTTCTTTAATTTCAAGATCACTATTACCTCCTACACTAATAATAGCAACACCACCACTCAAACGACCTAAACGTTCTTGTAACTTTTCACGTTCAAACATTGATTGGGCGGCATCGATTTGGACTTTCAATTCTTCAGCGCGAGATTCTAAGTCTTCTGCATTACCTTTACCGTCTACAATGGTTGTAGTGTCTTTAGTTACTGTAATCATACGACAACTTCCTAATGCTTGGTTCAACGCTTCACCACTAATTTTTTCTAGTTTATGACCTTTTTTAGGACTCAAAACAACACCACCAGTCAAAATAGCCATGTCTTCAAGAAGCAAAGTTCTGCGATCACCATAATCAGGAGCTTTAACAGCACATACTTTAATTGTGCCTCTTGCTTTGTTTAACAACATCACAGCTAAAGCTTCTTCACCAAACTCTTCAGCAATAATAACTGCAGGTCTATTTTCACCACTAGCTTTTTGTAATACAGGAACTAAATCGGCAGCAGCGGCAATAACACCATCATACAACAAAATCATAGGACTTTCCAAAACAGCTTTCATTGTATTGTTGTCTGTAACAAAGTAAGGTGACTTATAGCCTCTGTCAAACTGCATACCTTCTACAATGTCCAATACAGTTTCGCCTGTTTTACTAGACTCAATAGTTACAATTCCTTCATAACCTACTTCTTTAATAGCTTCACTAATTAAATAACCAATTTCTTCATCGTTGTTACCTGAAATTGTAGCAACATACTTAATTTGGTCGTCACTTGTAACTGGTTGGGCTAAATCTTTAAGTTTTTCAATTACATTTGAAACTGTAGATTCCATTTGTTTTTTTACTTCTACTACATTTACTCCTTTATTGATTAAATTAATTCCTTCTTCAATCATGGTAGTAGCAAGAAGTGTACTAGTAGTTGTACCATCTCCAGCTTCGTTAGCTGATTTAATACTAACTTGTTTTACAAGTTGTGCTCCGATGTTTTCAATATCATCGTCTAATTTATGAAAGCTTTTTGCAACAGTTACACCGTCTTTAGTTGCTGTAATAGTACCGTCTTCTTTTTGAATCAATACGTTTCTACCACCAGGTCCTAAAGTTGAACTAACACTGTTGTTAAGTTTTTTAATTCCGTCAAGTAATTTACCTTTTAATTCGTCTCCAAATAATGTTTTTGTGCTCATGTTATTTTACAATTCCTATAATATCTGTTTCTTTACATACAATAAAATCTTCACCATCTACTGAAATAGTTTGTGAACCCATGCGAGGTACAATACATAAATCACCTATACTTACTTCTGATGATTTATAAGCTCCTTGATGGTAATTAAAGGTTTCACTTACATCTATTACTTCAGCAATAAGACTTTTTTCTTTACCTAAATCAGGTAAGAAAATATTTCCTACCATTTGTTCACTTTCTTCCACCTGTTTCAAAACAATATGTCCATTGACAGGTTTAATTATTCTTAATTCTGTAATCATATCTTAAATTTTTCATTAATTTTTTCCATAATTTCATTATAACGTTTTAAAAAGTCTGAAATTGTAGTTGTTTTTTGTTCATTTACAAGCATTTTAGCAACACTTTTTAAAGCACCATCTAACTGAGTATGGTAAGTCAAATTTTCATCTTGACCTTTTTCTTTAGGTTTCACTACTGTGTAGCTAAAACCATCAAAATAAATTACATAAGGATTAATAGCCTCATCTTCTATTTTTGTTTGAGATTCTTCTCTAGACTGTTTTCGGAATTTATTTTCATTCATAACTATAGTATAATAAATTAATTTGAAAAATCCAATTTATGTTGGATATCTGGAACTATTACTGCTTCCTGTACTTCATTCACAAACCAATAATTACCTTGAGCTTTAAAAACATGGTCGGTACCTAGTTTATATTTAAACCACTTTGGGTCTATTTGAGTGTACTCAGGAATAGTTCTAACTACGGAATAAAGTTTATTGTTATTTTTAACTAGTTTGGGGAGGGTTATCATAACTTTTTGGTGTTTGCGGAACTGGATTGTATGTTGGTTTTTCTACTTTTATAAATGGAGATTCTTGTACTTTAAATTTACGAACTCCTTTTATATTTTCAATATCTTTTATAACTTGGTTATGTACATCTGGTGTAAATTTACCTCCTAAAGGATTTGGATTTACTTTTGCTACTATAGCTATTTTATCTTTATCTAAAGAACGAGTATTTAATGTAACTATACCTTCGATTGCACGAATATCATCATAAATTTCTCCATGAGTTTTTTCTGTGTTACTTGTACTTGTAAATAAAAGTCCTTTAATACTAGATAGTTGCCTAGCCATATATGATAAATATATTACTCACTTAGTTTTACTAAAAAATAAGTACCTACTGTTTCATCTTCTGTAAAGATTATTTTTAATAGGCCTTGTTCATTAATTTTTGCTTTCCCTGTTGCTAATTTATTTACACTAAGTATTTCTCTAAATACGTTAGCACTAAATGGCATTTTATCAACACCAAAAGTAAAATCTGCATTTTGTCTAAGTTTAATTTTATTAGCATAACTAGCACTATCTCCTACACATAATTCAATGTATTTTTCTTCATTTTCAACTTTACATTCTATTGTAAAGTAATTAGGTTTATCTAAAGCATTGTGGGCTTTAATAAAGTTTTTAATAAAATCCTCATCAATGTCAAATTCTACATCATATTGTTCAGGCTCATTAATATTTGGGGCAGTTGGAATTAAATCTTCACTAGACAAATAATATGTAAGATCAAAATCGTTGTCTTTTATGCTTAATTGATATGGAATATTTTGACTACCCGTTACAACATCTGCGGTCATAAAAGTATCCATAACACTAAGAATTTTATTAAACTGTGAAGTTGAGTAAATACAAATGTCGTGTTTACCAAAACCAAGATTTTGTGTGGTTTTAATAGTTCCTGCACAATCTTTAGTTTGAGTAACAAATTTTACTGAACATCCATCCTTTTCTGTGCTGTTCCATTTAACTGATTCTACTAAACCATTAAGATGATACTTGTCTATAAATTGAGTAAGGTATTTCTTCTCCATACTAATATTATAATAAAACCTTTATTAAAAAACAATTTTAAGAAATAACTTTACCAGCAGTTCCAGGAGGTACTCTGTCAATTTTTGTTCCTCTGATGTCTAGTGTTCCTCCTACTTTTAAACCAGGAGGTAAAGTTAAATCAGGGTTATTAGAAATGTTGAAGTCACCTGTTATAGTTAAATTGCTAGGAAGTGTTTTAACACCTGTTGATGAAATGTTAGCATTACCTTGAATAGTAGGTCTAGCGGTTTCAGGAATATTAATGTTTCCTAAAATTCTAATCATTAGCCAGTTTTTGTAAGCTTCTCCAGGTAAAGTTTCTTTACTAAGAAGACTATTACCTTCATTGTCTTTTTTATTTGCTAAAAACTTCATTAAAGAAATGTAAGGAAATTTCAATGCTTGTTTAGCTCCAGCTTCTGTGCCATCACTAGTTTTCAATAAACCTGTGTTAGAATCATAGTAAACTAAGTTGTTACTTTGGTCGGCTCCTGTTTTAGCATCTATATAATATGCAGGTCCTACTTTATAGATAGGAAAACCATCAACTACGTCTTCTTTAAATTTACTTAAGTCTAAGTCAAAAGCCATTGATTTGGAAGGTATTCTACCTTCTTTATCTAATAAGAACTGTAAAAATTCTTTTTGAACAGGACTATTATAAGATCTAATTTCTGAATCAGATTCATCTTTTAACTGACCTGACTCATAGTGTAATTGATATTGTCTTCTTGTATTCCAGTTTTTAAATAAGTAGTAAGGACCATTAGATAAGTAACTATTGAACATACCTGTGTTTCTAGTACACCAAGTTACTCTGTATCCTGATTTAGGTGCTTCTTCTTTTTCTTTACTAGGAGTAAATCGTTGTTCTTGGTCTCCACATCCTGTTATTTCTAAGTATTTTCTATAACAAGCCTCGTCTCCTTTACATTTTTGTGGAACTTTATAAACTGTAAAACCTGAAGGTGTTTGTCCTAAAATAGTAATAGGAGCAATAAAAGCTCCTCTAAGTTTTTCAGGTCCAGCTTGAACTTCTTCAGCACCACCTTCAATTTTTGCTTTGGCAACACCTATAATGTTTTCAAAGTCTCTTAAAGTCTTGTAAAGGTTAATGTCTGGTTGAAAACCATCTACATTTAATTTTTTAATTCTTTGTTTGTTTTTATCAAAGAATGGCAACAATAATTTTACTTCTTCATTGTGACCATCATCAAAGAATCTTTTTCTTTCAGTACGATCTAACTTTACATAGCGAGGTATTAACCAGTTTAAGTAAGTTCCGTTAGGTGTTTCATCAATGTCTACTAATGCTTTAAACTCTTTTTCACTGATTTTATTTGGATCCATAGAACCCATTCCCTTAGGAGCGTCTTTGTCCACTTGTTGAACAAACTTAGTTTTTAACGCTGCTTCTTTTTCAGCCGATAACGCTTCTGCAAGTAAGTCTAGTAATCGCATATAGTATAAATATGTTTTTAAGAATTTAAATCATTTATTAAAGTTTGCATTTCTTTATCCGCAGGTCCACCATAACTAAAAGTGTATGTTCCTTTTAAAAATTCACTATAATAATATTGTTAATACCTGGAAGTTGATTTTCTAACTCTTCTTTATCAAATTTTTTAGAATTTAAAACTAAATTTCCATTAACTATTAAATCATCAGGAAAAGATGTGAGATTTTTACAATTAAGAAGATCTAAATCTCCTCTCACTATTAGTCCTTTTGGAAGAGAATTAATTTTAGTGTTAGATAAACTCAAATAACCATCAATTTCTAAATAATCAGGAAGAATAGTTACATTACTTCTAGATAGATCTAAATACCCATCAATGTATTCTACATTTGCTAGTAATTCATTAACATTTGGTGCTTTAGTCAATTTATACCCAGAACTAAATTCTGAATTTCCTTTTTTATAAGGTTTTAATTGAGAATTTTCTTCATTTAAACGAGATTGGAAAGTGATTTTATTCTCTACTAAGAATTTTTTTAGGTCAAAATTGTCCATATCTTTTTATTTGTTATAAATATGTTATTTTTTATATTTCCAGAGATAGCCACCAGCTTGTTTTTGTTTACCTGCTAAGCATCCTGCTATATCTCCTTTTCCTAACCACTTTTCAGCTTCTTTTCTACTAGGCCAATCTTGAATAAAGTTACCTTCTAAATCATACTGAGTGATTGGTTTATTATTTCTTGTTTTTCCTATGCTTTTATTAAGTCTTTTTTGTATATGTTCTTGAGATTGAGGTCCTTTTGGTTTTCTCATTTTTTGTTTAGTTTCTTCAGTTCTTGGTTGACCCTTAGGATAGCCATTTTTTCCAATCATATTTTTTCTATTTTCTTCAGTTCTTGGTTGACCTTTAGGATAGCCATTAGTTCCAGTTTTACTAATACTCTGTTTTATAGCCATTGTATTTTTTTCTTCTTCACTTCTTTCATCCCACATTTGTTTAGCTTGTAAACTTTTATTATGTTTTTGTTCTTCAGTCCAACTTTCCATTCCTCCCCCTCCTTCTTTTCTTGGATTTACAACATCAAAACCCCAACCAATAAAACTTTGTATCCACATTGTTTCTATTGGTCTCCATTTTTTTCTATCTAAAGAATCTACTTGGTCAATAATAATATAATCCTCACTACCATAAGTTTTTTTATGGTCATTTTTTCTTTTGTTAGGATTTTTAGTTTTTCCTATATAAACTTTATTAGAATCTCCATAACAGTTTTCAACTAAATAAATGTAAGTCATTCACATATAAATATTTAAAAGTTAAAAAATTTTGAAACATTC